TGCCCGGCCTGCTTCATCATTTCGGCGTTTTCCGCCATGGCGCGGGCCTGCTCGTCGCGGGCGCGCATCTCCGCCACCTGGGTGCGGCTGCGCATCGTCTCCGGCGGCAGCGCCAGCGCCTCACCGGCGGCGCGCAGGCCTTCCTCGATCGCGTACACATAGACGCTGGACGGGTCGATATCGCGGGCGACCATCGCCATCTGGTGGGCGCGCTGGATGCTTTCCACCTGCCCCGCCTGCTGGGCGATGGCCAGCGGGCCGTTATAGTCCCAGTCCACGTCCACCCCGCCCAGTTGCGGCGGCGGGCGCTTCAGCATGCCTTCCTCGGCCATCACTTCCAGCGTCCGGTCGGCCACCGGCCCCATCCAGTCGCGGTCGATCCCCGGCACAAAGCTCGACATGGCCCGGATGCGCAGATCCCGGCGGTCGCGGATCTCCTCGGCCGTCACGTTGGACGCATCGCGCAGGGTCATCCAGTCCGTGAAAAACGCCCGCTCGATATTGCCTTCCAGCCGCTCCATGTAGGACGCGGCCACCTCGACGTTGCCGGCAATGTCCAGCTTCTGGATCGCCTGGCTGGCGTTCTGGAAGCCCAGCCCCGCCGCATCATACTGGTTCACCGACCCGGCGCGCCGGTCCAGCGCCTTGCCGAACATGCGCTTGGGCACCATCAGCGGCGGATTGTTTTTCAGCTCGACGGCCGTCTCCACGCCCTGCTGCAGCGAATGCAGCACCAGCGCCTCGGGCAGCACCCACCAGGCCAGGCCCGTCCCGTAGGCGGAGCCATCCTCCACATCCAGCCGCGGCACGGCGTAGGGAAAGCTGTCATAGCCGCGTTCCGCCAGGATCACCTTCTCGTCGCGACAGAAATAGACCTCCGCCCAAGGCTTGGCTTCGGCGAACGCGCCCGCCTCCCCGCCCCGGCGCGGATAGACCGCATGCACGATCGTCACGTTTGCGCGCGCCTTGGCCGTATTGTCGTCGGCCATGTCCCGCGTCCACTTGTCGACGCCGTGATCGGGCCAGCGCATGACCGCCTTCCACAGCGGCAGGGTGAACTGGAAGAACAGCGTCTCGACCTTCTGGTCCTCGCCCTCCTCGATCCAGCAGGCGCGCAGCGGGCGCGTCTGATAGCTGGCCCCGAAACCGCGTTTCCGGCCCACCCACTGGATGGCCGTGCCGAACGCGTACAGCTCCAGCCACATCCGCGCCGAACTGGACACAAACCCCGACTGGGGCAGCATCATCGCGTCAAACACCGACCATTCGGTGTCGGACAGGTAGGTGATCGCCTCGCTCTCCAGCTCCGTGCGCCGCCCCGCCGCCACCAGGCCGCGCGCCACATTGGGCTTGATGAACGGGCGGGTGTTGGAGATCGCATAGGCCATGCCCAGCCCGGCCCCGCGCCGCAGTTGCACCGCCGGCACCGAGCTGGTCAGCCGCCGGCGCCTAAGCTCCGTGGGCTTCTGGGGCAGCATGAAGTCCTTGCGCGGCAGGAACACGTCCGCGATCAGTTGAAACTCGGCATCGCGCCCTGTCGAGATCCGCGTCTGGCGCAGATCATCGAAATGGCGATCCAGGCCCTTGAAGTCGGCCTTCTCGACCTTGACCGCCATGTTCTCAGATCCCCGTCGCGCCGGCCGCCCCGGTCAGGCTCCCGCGCGGCGCCGCCAGCGCCGAAGACGCAGCCCCGCCCAGGAACGTCGATTGTCGCCCGCCGGTTCGCAGGCGACGCGCGCGCGCATCCGTGGGCTGACTGACCGGCGCAACGACCGGAGCCGGCATCTCAGGCGCCGGCGCGGGTTTCGGGCTTTTGACCTTGAAGCTCATGCCAGCATGATCGGGGGCGGTCAGGGGGCGTGGATAAACGGCATGATCGCCGGCCTTGGCCTTTGCGGCGCGTGGCTCCGTCACCGCAGCCCCGCCTACACGTAAGTCCCGGCGATCCTGACCGCTGGCGCGGACAGCGAACCGCGATTGAGCAGACCCGTCGTGTTGTTGTTCCACGTATCCGCTGTCGAGCCGTCCGCCGCCCCCACCGCGCCATAGAAGCACAGCTTGGGTTGCGCGCCGGTCGGGCCGCTGCCGTCCGCGCCGATCAGGTCCCGCTGGAACTTGTTGAACAGGGCCTGGCGGGCGGCTTCCGTCGAGACGTCCGGCAGGGTGTAGCCGTCGACGCTTCTCCCCCAGTCCATATAGAACATGGATGGCTTCACGTCGCCGATCACAGGCGTCGGGCTGGCGAACAGCCGGAACGGGGTGGCCATCGTGGTGTCGATGTTCACGCTCGCCTGCGCGCCGTTGATGATGCTGTCCACCGCCGGCAGGGTGTCGTTCAGCATCCAGATCATCCGGTTGTCATCCGTCCGGGTCAGGTCGATCAGCCACACCCAGAGCTGATCCACATCCAGCGCTGGCGAGGAGACCAGCCTGCGACGGGCGACGGTGCCGCTGGTGCCGAGCTGGACCGTGGGAACAGTGGCGCTAAACGAACAGATTAGCGACTGGCTCGCGGTGCCCCCGGTGCCGGTGAAACTGCGGAAGGCGGACACAATCGTGTCGATATCCATGTACGTGGCGACCAGCATACGGTCCACCGCCAGCCCCCCCTGCGACGGAATGGTGATGTTGGAATAGGCTGCGGACTGGTTGTCGACCTTGGTGTAGCTCAGCAGGCTGGCCGAGGTCACCGACCAGGGGAAAGTCGCGCTGTCGATCGTCAGGGTCGCCGTGCGATTGGTCAGGCCCGTGGTGATAGGCGCGCAGCGGATCCGCATCCACTTGTCGCGCTTCACGCCGGTGTAGGTGGTCACCTGGCTGCCAGCCCCGGTCCCGAGATAGTCGTCGGCAATCTGGAACGTCATGCCCGCGCCGGTGATCGACATCGTGCCCGTGCCCAGGCCGCCGAGAATCCGCGTCCAGGCCGTGAACGACTCCGTGGCCGGGTCCTGGTTGATCACCGCCGGGAACTTCACAAAGGGCGCGACGGCGTCGAGATCAGGCTCCAGCGTTGTCCAGTTGAACACGCTGCCCGCCTGGGGGCCGTCCGAAGCCGCCACGCCCGTGGTCGCAAAGCTGGAAAGCACCGCAGCGCGCGTCAGTGGCCGCGCAAGCGGGGCCGCGAAGACGTCTGCATAAGGGATGGTCGCGCCGTTGAAGCCGAGCACACTGTTCGACAGTATGTCGGCACTGGCCGTGCCTGCCGAAACCGTAATGACCTCGCTCACATTGTCGCGGATACCCACTTGCCCCACGGCATTGACGATCGTCGTGGCGACGATGTTCTGATTGTAGCTGGTTTCCGACACGTCGAACCGGACGTTGACATTGTTAGCGCACAGGAAGTTGCCGCTCGGGCCGAGGAACACCCCGTTGCCCTGCTGGCGGGTCAGGATGTAGTTCGCCAGGAAGTAGCCGCTGATGCCGTGCGCCCCCGCGAGCATGTCCGTGGTCAACCAACCGGTCGCCCCGCCGCCGCGCGCGCGCCCGGTGATAGCCATGTTGCCTGCGATCATCAGGTCGATCGGGCTGGTGAACGCACCGCTGAAAAACCCCTGCATGAAGTCGGAGTGAGGGTCACAGGGATCGGACCCCAGCGCCCAGGCCTCCAGAAACACGTTACCCTTCAGAGTAATCCTGCTCGGCCGGGCGGCATCGCTGATCGGCATGATGACGCCATCGGAGTAGAGGCGATCAAAGAGGTTGCGCGCCACGGTCAGCTCGCCGCCCGTCGTCGGGATGATCCGGATGCCGGTGTAAGCGTTGGCAAACACCACGTCGCTGTATTGCATGTGGCCGGTGAGCGTGCCCGCGCCGCCATATTTCGTGACGCAGCCGGACGGCATCCACGAAACGAACGTGCGCTTCTTGTCCCACCAGATGTGCCACTGGATGATCGCGTTGGCCGTGGTGTAGCCGGTCCCGCCGTTGGCCAAGCGCGTCGAGACGATCCGCCCATTGGCCGTCGTCATATAGCCCTCAAAGCCGGTGCCGGTGCTGGCCGCCCGCGGGTCGAGGATGAGCGGCCATTCGCCGTCCGCGATCATGCCGGTGAGACCGTCCAGCCAGGCGGGAGGGCAATTGTCGCCCACGTACTGGTTGCGGTGGATGATCGCGCCGCCGTTGTAGGAGCTGCTGTCGATGTTCAGCTCCGTATAGGTGCCGCCGACCAGCACCGCCCTGATATTGGCCGCTTCCGGATAGCGGTTTTCATACAGGCCGGGCGAGACCAGCACATCTGTCGGATCGTATTCGTGCGTGTGGTCGCCGCGATAGTTGCCGGTGAACTTGACCCCGATTTCAAAGTCCGGCGGCACGCCGGTCGTGCCATCCACGCGAAACGCCCCGTTGAGGTTCTGCGAGAAACTCAGCACCTGCCCTGCGGTTGCGCCACTCGCATAGGCCGGGTCATTGGGCTCCCAGCGCCGCGAGCAGATCCACATATGCCGGAAGCGGACCTTGTTGGTCAGGCCACCATTCCATTTGATGACGTCGATCACGGGACGGTTGTTTGTGTATTGTCCTGTGAACAGCACGTCCGCGCCATTGGCAGACGCATAGGCCGACGTGATCGTCCACGCCCAAAGCTCGCCGGCGCCGGTGTCAGGGAAATAATTGCCCGGCGCCAGCGCCACAATCAGGGTCTGCCCCGCGCCTTTGCCGGCCGTCACCGCCACGGCGTCCAGGTCCACCGCCCGCAGCTCGGCCAGATTGTTGATCAAGTGATCATAGGCAACCGGCAGGACGACCGCGCCCCCGCCACTCCCCAGCAGGCCCATGCGGCGAAACGCGCGCCGCTGTCCGTTGGCGAGAGATTTACTTGCCATAAAAGCTGATATTCAGCTTCGCGCCGGCCACGGCCTCGATGAATTCGATCTTCGACAGGTCGCCGTCGTAGAAGAACGGCGCGTCGCCGGCCACCAGGATCATGCCGACGCCCGCCGCCGGGTCCGTCGTATCGTCCCGCCAGCGAATGTTCTGGGCTTCCGCCTGCAGGAGTGCGCCCAGGGCGCCTAGCGGAATGGGCGGGTTCAGCCCGCTGTCCGCCATAGCCTTCTTGGTCCCCAGGCTGGTGATCTGCGCATAGCCGAGCGGGGTTCCGCGTGAATGCACGTTCATCAATACCTACTCCTGCAGGATCGTGTTCAGGGTCTCAGACTGCCCCCGCCCGCCGTCCTCGTGGATAAACCCGCCGCCCAGTCCCAGCCCCTCGATCCCGAGGGCGCCGTATTCGATGGCCTCCGCCGGGTGGCTGTGAATGTTTTTCTCCGGCGTCGGCGACAGCTTGTCGCCGGTGCGCTTGAACCGGAAACCGCCGGACAGGGCCTCGATCGTGCCCGGGCAGTTGTTGCCGATCAGGAACGCCGGCTCGCCACCCAGCACATTGCGCTGGAACACCTGGCTCAGCGCCGTGCGCCGCACTTTGGGGTCGTTCGACGGGGCCAGCAGCACTTCCAGCCCGGTATAGTGGCTCAGGATCTGCGCGAACGAGAGCTGCGCGTTCATCACCGACCGCGCCCGCGCTGACGGGTCCACCACGATCACCACCTCGGCGAGGTTTCCAAACCGGGTTTCGCGCACCCGTTTGATCTCGCCGGCGAACTGCACCAGGTCCATCGGCGGCAGGATTTCCGCCAGCACGCGGAGCTGGCCGTTCACCCGCTGAATGAATTGCGCCGCCGGGTTCAGGGTGGCGCCGGCGTCGGCGCAGACCACGATCTGGTGGCCCGGCTCCGCCAGGATGGCGCGCTTGACCACCATGCGCTCGGCGTCGAAGTGTTCATGCACTGGCTGGCCGTGGCGGGTGTAGCCGGGCTTGTTCTCGACGAACCGCCGGATCGCCCAGGGCTGTTTCATCCGCTTGGCCAGGGCCTGATAGTAGTCCGGATTGATCTTGCGCAGGTTGTCGAGATTTTCCGCCAGGGGCGACAGGCCGCTGGGCTGGATGAACACCTCGTCGCCCTCCTCGGGCGTGATGTAAAAGCGCTTGTGGAACCAGGACCCGATCACAGGGGCGTTGCTGTCGGCCCAGACGCCCGCATAGGCGGCCGGGCGGCCCGGTACGGGCTCGGGGCGGTCATCCGGCTCCGGATAGCGCCCCACGCGGTTCTGGGCGCCCGCCAGGATGTCCACCGTCTCGTGGGTGTCCAGCTCGGGGATGATGAACGCCGTGGCCTCCAGGCCCCGGAAGAAGTCTTCCAGGTCGCTTTCGCCCACCGCGCGGCCCTTGACCTCGATATAAGCCGTGGTCCCGTCCGGACACGTCATGGTGAAGTTGTGATCCCAGGGGTCGCCCTTGGCCCCGGTAAAGCCCGATCCGCCGCCAGGCCCCTTCGTGCCCCACTCCTTGTCGATTTCCTTGAAGTAGCTGGGGGTGAACTGGTCCCAGAGGCGGCGGTAGGTGGTGCAGATCACCACAATTCGACACTTGCGCAGGCCGTCGATCGGGCTACGATCCTGCCATTGCGCAGCGCGGAGAATGCGACGGACCGTCTCGGTCGTCTTTCCCCCTCCCGTCGGCCCCACGATCAGGGCCAGATCCGCCCGGCTCTGACCATAGGCTTGCGCCTTGGGTCCAGCCGGTTTCCAGGCCGTCGACTTTTTCACATTCACCGGCTCACTCCCCTACCCCGACCCTTTTCAGCGCTGAGTTTGTTCCGGGCGACGAACCGTTGCATAAGATCGGCCTGCAGGGTCTTGCCCGCCGGAAAGGCCCCCCCAGGGGCAAACCGGGCGCGGAAATTTCGGGGGTGGGGGTGGGTCGACCCCTAGGGGGGTCGACGGCGCGGACCCCGCCTCTGATTTTCAATCAGCGGCGCGGGCGTCTGGTTCGTCAACGAATTCAAGGGCCTGTTGCCCTTCGTGCGACTTGGACTGTGCGACTTGCCCCGCGCCCACGCTGAAAACTTCAATGAATTCAGCGTCGGTCGCCTCGGATGGCATGGCCTGCGCATAGCCCTCGATCTGGACCACGACCGACGGCGCCACGCCTTCGCCCTTGACCTCCATGGCCAACGGCTGGCGCTGGTCCGTGTAGGGCAGGAGATCCGCCAGCTCATCGCCGATCATCTTCAGCGCATCCTTCAGCCCAAACCCCGCCGCCGCCTCACCGATCCGCTTGATCGATCGCTCTATGGCCCGGGCCACATCGTCCGGCAGTTCACCGGCCAGACCGCGCAGCTCCTCGCGCACGATCTGCCTTAGCCAGTCGTCGCGACCCTCCTGCGCCTTGCGCACGTGCTGGACCAGCTCCAGGGCTTTGTTCACCCGGGCCTTGGCCATCGATCCGCCGGCCGCCTTCAGCTCCGCCGGCGTCACCATGCACAAGGCCGCCGACTGCTGGGCCGCGCTGGCCCCATACTTCGCCGCGATGAACCCCTGCAGATCCTTCGCCCGTCGGTTGGTCGACCCCTTGGGCCTGCCCCGCTTCGCCGGAGCCACCGACCCCCCCGACATTAAATCCCCTTGTTTAATCACCTTCCACGCCTTCCAAGCCGGTTTCTACGATTATCCGAACAATTTCTGATGGGTGGATACCTTGGAAGTTCTGGAAGGCGTGGAAGGTGGGTGTTTCATGTTGCGCGACGTTTTCGGCTCCTGATCTCTCACGTGATAGGGCCAAGCGGTTTCCACGCCTTCCACGCCTTCCACGCGGTCAAGCCGTTGATCTTTCGCAACTTCAGATGGAAGGCCGCTGGAATGTCTGGAAACCCCAGACCCGACGCGCAGAACGCTGCGCGGCCACCCTGCAGGTTAAGCCGGGAAGGGTCGGGGTTTGCATAAGAGGCGATCAGGAGCGCCCGCGCGGGTCCGGGTCAGCCCCCGAACCCTCAAGCGGCGCGAGGCGCGCACCGCGCCCCAAGCGGGGCGCTGCGCCTCGCAGACCATGCCGAACGGCTGGCGCCGTTCGATGAGTGTTGACAGCCTCTCAAGTGTCCGCTAATCAGACACTACGCACCACGGCAACGGGCCGGGCGCGCCTCGGAAGGGACCGAAACATGAGCGATCTTTTCGCCGAAACTCTGACACTCTCCGCCCAGCCGGCGCGCACCGCGCCCGTCTATGGCGTCTCCGGCCTGCAGGAGCGCGCCGCAAAGTTTGGCTGCGAGACGCTGGCCGATTTCGAGGCGCTGGAATTGCTCCTGTCGCGCGCCGCGCCCAAGTTGGCCGGCAATCATGCGAGGGCGCTCCTGCAGCGCTACAACAGCTTGGGCGCCGTGCTGGCCGCGCCGCCGCAGGCTCTGGCCCAAATGGTCGGGACGGGCGCCGCGCTAGATCTGAAACTGGTTCATGAGGCGGCGCTGCGCGTGGCCGGCGAGAAGATCGCGCGCCGCTGCGTCATCAGCTCTTGGACGTCCGTTCTCGCCTATCTCAAGGTCAGCATGCAGCACAACGGGCGCGAGGCCTTCCGTGTGCTGTATCTGGACAAGAAAAACCAGTTGATCGCCGATGAGATCATGAACAACGGGACCGTTGACCATGCGCCCGTCTATCCGCGCGAGGTCGCCAAGCGCGCCCTCGAGCTGGACGCAAGCGCCGTGATTTTCGTTCACAATCACCCCTCAGGAGATCCGACGCCCTCCAGCGCCGACGTCGACATGACGCGCCAGCTCGTCGAGGCGCTCAAGCCTCTGCGCGTCGCGGTGCATGATCACCTTGTTGTCGGGCGCGATGGCGTCGCCAGCTTCAAATCTTTGGGCCTCATGTAGCCGCTGAACCGGAAGCCGGGCGCGCCCGGCTTCCCATTGAGCGACTGGCTCACACGCGCCGGCATCGGGTCGGGGCGATCACTGGAAAGGACCGCAAAGTGACAAAGCTGCAATTGGTCGGGGCAAGTCAGGATTTCACCTTTTACGATGGCGTCGAGGTTCACCCCTGCGCCGTCTGGATAGATCCCCAGGATGGAAGCGAAAACGTCGTCACACTCGATGGCGAGCCGGACGATCCCGCGCCCGCGTTCTGGAGCGTTTATCTCCATTGCCGCACCGGCGGCGTCGAATGTGTGTGCGACTGCCCGACGCCAGAAGCCGCCGAGCGGATGCGCTCAGCTCTTGACTATCTGGTCGCGGTTGCTGGCGCGGAGTTCACGTGCGCCGCGTGCGGGCGCGCCGAGCTGGCCTGCAGCGTCGCGCCCTGCTTCGACGTGATCGCAGATCGGGAGGCAGTCCAGTGATCCTGATCAGTCACGCACAATTCGCCCGCGCCCTCGCCCTGCGCGCGATCTCGACGGCCACTGAATGGGGGATCTATTGGATCTGGCTAGGCGGCGCCCACGCGCCGGCCGCCAGAACCTGCGCCCATAACTGCCACATGACCGCGATGCACGTTCTGGCGCTGGAGGCCACGCTGTGAGCCTCAACCGCCCCTCACGCGCTCAGGTGAGCCGCTACCTCGCCAGCCACGCCATAGACCGCGAGGCGCGCCGACAGGCCGCCCTGCAGGCCATGGCGGACTATCCCGGCGGGCTTCCGCCCATGGCCGCCCTTGGCTGGGATATCGGCCTGCTGGTCGGTCTGGAAAAGGACGGGCTCGCCATCCGCCTCCCCCGGGATCAGCTCGGAGATCTGCGCTTCGCCATCGCCCCTGCAAGTTGACCCTCAACCGGAGGCCGGGCGCGCCCGGCTTCCCATTGAGCGCCACGCTCACGCGCCGGCATCCGGTCGGCGCGATCATTGGAAAGGACCACACTGTGAACCACTACGAAGCCAAGCAGGAGGCGCGCCGCGCCCGCCTCGAAGCCCGCGCCGAACGCCTGCAGCGTGAGGGGCAAGGCCGCATTGACCGGGCGCACAAGATGGCCGAGGCGATCCCGTTCGGTCAGCCGATCCTGATCGGGCATCACTCCGAGCGCCGCGACCGCAACTATCGGGGCAAGATCCATTCCGGGTTTGACGCGGGGTTCAAGACCCTCAAAGCCGCGGGAGACGTCGCCGCGCGCGCCGCTTCCATCGGATCTGGCGGCATCAGCTCCGACGATCCCGACGCCATCGCCAAGCTGCGCGACGAGCTGACCGCGATGGAAAAGCGTCAAGACTGGATGAAGCGCGCGAACGAGATCCTGCGCCGCCACAAGGGCGCGGCTGGCGTGCCGCACCTGATCCAGGCCGGCTATCCGGAAAAACTGGCCCTCTCGCTGATTGAACCCGATTTTGCAGGACACACCGGCTTCGCCAGCTTCCAGCTCACCAACAACAGCGCCAACATGCGCCGCGTTCGCGCCCGCATTGCCGAGCTGGAGGCGCGCGCGGGCGCTCAGGACAAGGAAACCGAGGCCAAGGGCGGCCTTCGCATCCTTGAGAACGTCGAGGCGAACCGCCTGCAACTGATCTTTCCAGACAAGCCGTCGCCCGAGATCCGCGCCGAGCTGAAGGCCGGCGGGTTCCGCTGGGCGCCCTCCGAAGGCGCGTGGCAGCGCCAGCTCTCCAACGGCGCACGCTATGCCGCCTCGCGCGTCGTCGCCAAGTGGGAGGCCTGATCATGACCGAAGCTGAAACGATCGCTCTGGCCCTGGAGGCCCACCACGCCGCCGCTCGCGCTCAGTTTGAGCGCGAGGGGTCGCAGGACTTCGGGCAATGCGGCGGCGCCATGCTGGCCTATCGTGGCAACACCCGGTTTTCCCGGGCGCTGGTCGCGGCGGGACTGGGCCAGCATATGGGCGATGGCGTCTATCTGTGCGCCAAACTTCCCGCCGACGTCCGGACGCAAAGCCGAAACGTGACAGAGGACGCCGTGCGCGCCTTTCGTGACACCGCCGAGGCGCATGGCTATAAGGCCAAGCGCTTCTGGACCTATGCGGATTGATGAACATGACTGACCGCCCGCCCCACGCCTCCGAGCTGGTCGCCCGCTATGGCGAGGCCCTCGCCGGGTCGGAGTGGGGCGCGGCGCTTGCCCGCCTCACCGGGATCAATGAGCGCACCATGAGCCGCATCCGCGCCGCCGCGCGCGAGGGCCGCGAGTATCCCGCCGCGCGCGGGGTGCTGGCGGCCCTGCACGAGGCCTTGACGGCCGTGCTCGACCAACTGGCCCCCCACGCCCGCCGCTAGTCGTCCGCGTCGCCCCCGTCGTCCGGGAACGCCGCCGCCAGGCGCACGAAGACGCCCCAGCGTTTCTTGTCCAGCCCCTTGCCGCAGACGCCCGCCTGGGCGATCTCCGGCGGCGCGCGCTGCAGGGTGGTCGCCCACACGCCCGTCGCGCCAGATACCCCGCTCCACGTCGTGCCGGCGTACAGCTTGCGCACCTCCGGATGTGAGCCCGGGAAGAAAAGCCGCGCGTTTTCCCAGTTTTTCAGGGCGCCCTTGGGCCAGGTCAGGGCCAGCCCCACCGCCGCGCAGGCTTCCTCCGCGTCCACGCTCCCGATGTCGCCATTGGCGCGCAGCGCCGCCAGCACGCCGCCGACGGTCGTAAACCCGCCCTTGCGATGCTTCAGGGCCTCCGGCGCCACGTCGAGCGGGTGTTTGAGGCAATCGCGCCAGTCCTCCGTGCGGTTGGCCGTCTCCGAGCGGTCCGACGGCTTCAGCGCGTCGGCCCAGAAGTCCAGCTCCGCCGCCGTCGGGTCGGTGTCCGACAGCGCCATATGTTCCGCCGCGATCAGCGCGCCGAACTGGTCGGCCCCGCGCGGATCGTGCCCCGCCTTGATCAGGGCGTGACGAAACGCCTTCAGCACGCGCGGCCAGCGTGGCCAGCCGTCGATCATCCGCCGCAACAGCTCGCCGCCGATCCGCAATAGCGCCGTCGCGTCAAACTCCAGGTCGCGCACCTCCGCGCCCTCCGGGAGATCCGGAAACGGCTGGAGCTGCAGCACCGCGAACCGGCTCTGATCCTGCCCCCGCATCGGCGGGATATTGATGCTCGAGCAGATGAACGGGCTGCGACACTGATATTCCCGGCTCACCCCGTCCTGACTGCCCCGGTTGATCGACCCGCCCGAGCTGGCGGTGCGGATCAGCTCGATGATCGCCATCACCTTGTTCGTATTGCCCTCGCTCTGGGCTTCCAGCTCGTCCACCCAGACCGGCGTGCAATCGTGGCGCAGCTTCTGATAGATGCCCGGCCCCGAGGTATTGACCGACTTCATCAGCGCCCGGCCCAGCACGTGGCCCAGCACCTCCTGCAGGCGGCTCTTGCCGCTCCCCCGCTCGCCGGTCAGATAGACCGCCGCGCGCCATTCCAGCGCCCCGCTCATCATCGCCATACACAGCCAGCCGATCAGCAGGCGCGGGTCGGTTTCGGGCCGCCGCCATGTCCAGGTTTCCAGCAGGGTCAGCAGCTCCGCCGCCGGGCCCTGGCTTCCGGCCGGCACGCGATCAGGCGCGGGCCTGGGCAGCGGCGGACGCGCCGGAAACACCCATTCGCCGTGCCGCCCCGGCGGCAACCAGCGGCCGTGATACAGCACCCGGTCGCCCGCGTGATAGATCAGCGCCCCGCGCTCGTCCTGCCAGGCCCCGCGCCCGCGCACCCGGTCGCCGTCATCGAACACGCCCACAAAGGCGCACGCGTCCTGCAACGCCTGGCGCGCGTCGTCCGCGTCCCAGCCGGTCACCGGCGGCGGCCCGGCCTTGACGCCCTTTCCGAACCGTGGCCAGGCCCATTCCAGATAGCGCGACCGTCCGGCGAAGATCGAGCCCAGCGGCCCCTTCCCCGATGAATTCGACTTGAACGCCTCGATGGCGCCCAGGGTGTTCAGGAAGAAATAGACGTCCTCATTCTTGCCCAGCGGCGTTACCGGGCAGTTGGGGGGCAACCGGGTCAGGGGATCGGCGAAACTCAGCCACGCCCCCGGCGCCACCAGATCCAGCACCCGGCCATAGCCATCGGTCACCGGCATCTCGTCGCCCGGCATCGGGTCGGCCTTCGACGCCTCCAGCAGGCTCTCCAGCTCCTCGCCCTCGATCGCCAGCGCCCCTGCGATGGGGTCATCTTCTCGTTTACGCGTCACTCAGTACCCCGCCCGCCCGTTGATCTGGCGCACCAGGCGGCGCGCCTTGCCGCGCGCGTGCTGGATGGCCTGATCCGCATCGCGTGGCGTCCCGGCGATCATCAGCCGCCACACCCCGCCGCGCGGGCCAGTCACCTTCAGGCACATGTGCGGCCCCTCGTTCACCAACTGCGACGCCAGCCCCCAGGGCGCCAGCACCTCGCGGATGGCCTCGACCTGCAGGCGCGCGGCCTTGGTCAGGTGGATGGCGCTACTCATGATCTTCCCCCCTCCGGCGCCCGTTTCGGGTCGCCCTGCGCGCGCTGGAACGCGCGTTCCACCACGTCGCTCACGTCGCGTTCGGTCCAGGGGCGGCGCGGATCGCCCGTCGCCATCGACAGCCCCGCCGAGACCAGCCCGCGCAGGGCCTCGCCACGGTCCAGCTCACCGCCGGCCACCAGCCGCCCGATCCCGTAGGCGTTGCGATGCAGCGTCTCGTTCTGCTTGCCAGGCGGTGCGGCGCCCACCTCGGCGCGGGCCGCGTCCAGCGCGCCGCGCTCATAGCCGTAGCCAGCAGGATGGCGCGGCCCGTCGCGATACACCGCCGGCGCCGGCGGCCGTTCCACCGGCGGCGCCACGATCCTGAGCAGCCACCAGGGCGCGGGCGCGGGCTCGATCTCCCACGGCGCGCACCCCTCGGCCCACTCATACCGCCGCCCGCTCGGATGCAGCGACGGCGGCAGCACCACGTAGCCGCCCGCCCCGCGCACATCCAGGTGCGCCGCAAACTTGCTGGCCCCGTTGCGGATCTCCACGCCCCAGGGCAGCGTGCCCGGCCAGCGATAGAACAACTGCCCCCCGCCGCCGCCGGTATGCTGGCGCACCGTCGCGGGCAGTCGTCCGTTCGCCGCCGCCAGCGCCAGCAGGCTCTCGATCCCCTCCGGCCCGTCCACGTCCAGCACCCAGCACCGGCTGGCCGCCCCCGTCGCCATGCCGATGTTGGACGCCGGCTGCGCCACCACCCCGCGCGGCATCCGCTCGTCCGGCGACTTCTTGTCCCGCATCGGCAGCGAGGCGCGCCCCGCCCACCGCGCCGCCGCCAGCGCCGGATCGTCGCTCGCCGCCTTCAGGCCGGTCGTGAAGCCATAGGGTTTCTTCTGCCCCGGCTGCAGCGGAAACACCGCCCAGCCCAGGGCGGCGTAGTCATGGGCCTCGCGGGCGAGGTCGAGGGCGCCGCTCACGCCGCCACCCCATCCGCGCCCGTCACCCCCAGCCGGGCCAGCACCACCCGGGCGCACATCAGCACCAGGGCCATTTCCAGCCGCTCGATCTGGGCGTCGAACGCGCCGCCATCGTCGCGGCGGTCTTCCACCCAGGCGGCGTGCTTGTGGATCGTCGAGCGGTTCAGCCCCGTCGCCTCCGCCACCCGTTCGGGCGAGGCGTTGGCCACCACGGTCACCAGATAGCAGGCCACCTTGCGGCACCGCGCCGTCAGGTCGTCCACCGTGCGCCCGCGCCGGCCGTTGCCCTGCAGCACCTTGCGCACGTCGCCGCCGAATTCCGTGGCCGCCAGATCGCAGGCCATCAGCCAGGCCGCGCGCGCCTGCGCCGCATCGGTGTTCAGCCGCCGCTGGGCATATCCGGGCCTCAGGATCTCGCCCATGCTCAATCCTCGTCCAGATACCAGGGGCGCAACGGCCCGGGCGATGGAGGCCCTGACGATGCAGAGGGCGGCCGCGCCGCGCGGGTCGGCGGGTCGCTCAGCGAGGCATGGGCCTGCGCCCGGGCCAGCGCCGCCTCCAGCTCGCCCGCCAGATCCGACCGCACCAGCGCCGTCTCGCCGGCAAAGCGCGTCGCCAGCTTCAGGCAGGCCAGCCAGGGATTGGCCGCGCTGTAGGGTTCGCACGGCATCACCGCCTTGTGAGCGCGCGCGCAGGCCCGCTCCAGCGGGTGCATCGGGCGGGTCGGGGTGCGGATGGCCAGCGCCACCTGCGTGGCCAGCTCGACCCAGCGGGCGACGTCTGCGGCGGTGCGGCGGGTCATGCCAGCACCCGTTCGCCGGGTTGCGGCGCGAAGTCCGCAAAGCTCAGTGACTGGCCCAGATGCGCGGCGTTATTCACCATGCGCCTCTGCGCCGGCAGGGGGATCAACCCGCCGCCGCCGCCCTTGCTCATCGGCTGCAGCCAGCGATAGACGCTCTTTGGCGACGCCTCGGCGATCTCGGCGGTAGCGCCGACGCCGCCCAGACGGGCGACCACCCGATGCGCCGGTGTGGCGAAGGCCTCTGCGCTTGCAATGTCGACCATTTTCCCGATAAGTCCCGATTGTCCCGGTTTTCGGGACTATTGGCTCCGGTGATTTGCCTGATAACGCAACAGCCTTCCGTCAAATATTTTGAGACTGTCCCCGCGCACCTGACAGGAAGCGGGGGGCGAAATCCTATGTCTGCAGTGAATTGGCGCGCCAGGTTGCAGGCCGCCGGACGATCAGAGACCGAGCTGGCGCGACGGCTTGGCAAGTCCAAGAGCGCTGTCAGCCGCATCATGACTGGCGAACGCAAGGATCTGCGCCAGACTGAAACCCAGGCGATCGAGCAGGCGCTGGCCGAAATGGAAGGCCGCTCAAGCCGCCCCGCCGGCATGATCCCGCTACTGGGCTATGCCGCCGCCGGTGGAACCGACCTGATCGTCTGGAACGCCGATGATCCGGTGCAATGGGTCGAGGCCCCGCCGATGCTGGACGGATCTTCCGACATCCTGGCGATCCGGGTCTCCGGCGACAGCATGGAACCGCGCCTGTTTGCCGGTGAGGTTATCTATGTCGGGCGCAAGCTGGCCCCGTCCCGCAATGGCGACGCGGTGATCGAGTTCAATGACGGCACGGCGGTCGTGAAGTCTTACGGCGGCACTCGTCAGGGCTATGTTTTCGCCCGCCAGTACAACCCCGACAGTGAACTGCGGTTCGACGCTTCAACCGTCAAGGCTGTTCACGCTGTGCTCTGGCGGCGCTAGCCGAACGCGTCGCACGCCCCACGCTGGCCGACGAAAGAGCTGGCGACAATCTTCGACGCTCCATCGACTTCCGTGACCAGCTCGCACTCAAGGCGCGATCCCTCCCAGGCCACGGCCCGCTTCCACACGATATAGCGATGACCCGCAATTGTGCGCTCCTCGTGAGGCGGACCATACTTTGCGATCATGTTTTCGATGGGCTGACCCGCCATTTGCGGCACTGTCGCGCAACTCGTCAGAGCCAGCGCAATCGCGCTTAACGCAACCCAAGACTTCAGCGTCATCCCACTCACTCCCAGCATGCAGGGCAGGTATCTCACAAAATAGTGTTTGCGCGGTCCCGAAAATCGGGACACACATTCCCGACTTGTTTCACATGAAACACCGTTTCGGGAGACGCCCATGCCACCCAACACCCAGCGCACCGTCGATCCCGGCGGTGTTTTTGCCCCGGTCCAGCCGGATCGACGCACCGCCTCCGCCCTGCGCGGCCTGATCTGGGCCGCCATCTTCCTCGCCACGGTCGTCATCGTCCTGGCCAAGGCGGGGGCGGTCTGATGCAGCATCCCTGCAAACTCTACCTCAACGTCTGGGACCCGCCGCGCGACTTCGCCGCCGTGGCCTTCCTCGCCGATCACATCCACACCCTGCGCGCCGGGCGGCCCATCGAGATCGTCCCGGCCGTCATCGCCTCGGAGGCCTTCTCCGGTCAGGCCATGATCGTGCGCTACGCCGACGAGGCCGCCGGAACCCTGGGCTACGCCGTGATCGGTGCGCCCGAATACGTCCGCGCCCGCCAGCTCGAACTGCTGGACGGCGCGCTCTACCGGCTCGATCCGGTCCGGACGGCCGCCTGATGCGCCGCCTCTGCGAAGTCATCATCCTCATCGCCCTGTCGGCCTTCACCGTGGGCGCCATCGGCTACGGCTGGGTCCTGCTGATCCTGCAATCCGGGAGGCCCTTCTGATGGACCAGCCCGACATTCTCGACACCCACGCCGCCGCCGCCGAGGCCGGCGTCTGCTATGACACCTTCCGCAAACAGTGGCGGGCATGGTCCGATCCGGCCCACCCCGCCTTCTGCCAGTTTCCCGCGCCCTGCCGCTATCCGCCGCCGGGCCAGCGCGGAACCTATGGCTGGCGGCGCAGCGCCGTGGCCGAGTGGAAGCTGCATCGCGAGCGGGCGTTCGGCGCCGCCCACATCCAGCCGCGCGGCGTCCACGTCAGCCGCCAGAAGGCCGCCAGCGCCCTCACACCCGCCGTTCTGCGCCAGCGCGCCGAGCTGGCCCGCATCATGGAGCGCCGCTGATCATGCCCATTCCTACGACAGACGCCCTGGAACTCCAGTACGGCGAGATCGTCTGGCAAATCTCCGCCGACCCCGCTTTGCCGCTCACCGTCATCGAGAACGACGGCGGCGGGATGGTGCTGGTGGAATGGACCACCCCCGACGGCCCCAGCCGCACCTTCGTGGGCGCGGACAGCCTCACCCTCGTCAACCCCAACGGCTAAGGAGTAGCCCGCAATGGTCGCCTACCAGTTTGAAACCCGCCATCACGACGCCATCCTTGACGGCTCCAAACCCTTCACCCTGCGCGCCTCCCAGAAGAAGCGCCACGCCAAGGTCGGCGAGGAGATCCAGTTCCTGCCCGGCCGGGCCAAGCCGAAGTTTGCGATTGGCGAATGCGTCTATCGCGCCACGGTCACCTTCTCCGAGCGCGGCCTGATGAACATCGCCGACGTCAAGACCCTGGGCGTGGCCGGCGCGGACATCGACCGCATGTTCCAGTGCGCCCGCTGCGGCGCGCCCCAGGCCCGGGCCTACGTTGAGATCCTCGCCGCCGCCGACGGCTTCACCACCTGGGCCGATCTGGTCCGCTGGCATGCCGAACAGGGGGAGCCAGACGCGGGCGGCCTGATCGTCCGCGAGGTGATCGGCTGGACCTACGCCACTTCGGTGCCGATCAGGGCGGAGGACGCGTGATGACTGACCTCACCCAAATGCGAAAAGTGGCGGAGGATTTCGCAAAACACCCCAACCACCAAGTGGCGTGGCACGAGTTCAAATTGACGTTCGATGCGCCTGCTATCCTGTCCCTCTTGGACGAAATAGACCGGCTGACCGAGGCTCTTGCAACGCTCCGCGACGACGGAGGCTCGATGGCGATCCGCGCGTTCGCCGACGCCACCCTCCTTACTGGAAGATTCGCCCACGGCCAGCCCAGGATATCGATAGAAGTGGCTTGGTTGATCGAGGAATGGGACAGCAAATCGAGCGCGTTCAAAGCCCGATGGTGGACCTTGAATGGTGAGAACGGCGAATGGACCAAAGACAGCCTTCGCGCCCTTCGGTTTGCACGGAAGATCGACGCTCAAGCCTACATCGACGACCTCGGCTGGACCGAAGCTATCCCGACAGAGCATAGGTGGGGCCGTTGAAGCCATGAGCGCCATCGACGACGCCATCCTCGCCCTGCGCGGTCGCCTGCAGGCCGCGCTCTACGATCAGCCGCTGATCCGCGACAAGCTGGGCATGGCCGACATCGCCACCGTCGCCGACGCCGCGATCACCAGCGCCAATGTGCGCACCCTGCTGGAGGGGATCGTCGCCGCCCAGGCGGTAAAGACCGCCATCGCCGCCGATATCCCGGCCCCGCCGTCCAGCGTCACCGGAGCGCTGGGCGACTACAACCCCATCGCCGTCGAGATCGGCGATATCTACGGCCTGTTCTAGCGCCGCAGGCTCCGTTAAAACCCGTCACCCCGGTCCAAGCTGCGCCCCGCGCAGCGCCCGAACCGGGGCCGGCCGCCACAACAACCCCCCTCTCTTTGGAAGGAGAACGGTTCATGGCCAATCAGAGATCCGGCGTGCCCGCCGGCTGGCATTGGCGCGACGGCCACCCGCGCTGGATACCCTCGCCCACCCTGCGCCGTGCCGGCTGGAAGGGTCGCGACCTCAAGGACGCCGCCGGCCGCTGGCTGGCGCGCGGGGCCAGCATTGACGCGGCTCAGGCCCTCGTGGCCGCCGTGGCGGCGTGGAAGGCCGGCGGGCTGGTGCCGCCCGCCCTGGCCGCCAGCGCCCCGCCCGGGGCGGGCCAGACGCCCGGCGCGGGCCTTCCCGTCGCCGCCGAGGATCGCCGCAGCCTGGGCGCCCTGCTCGACGCCTATCTGGGCGCGCCGGAACGGGCCATCGCCCCCAGCCGCGAATTCGAGGCCATCCGCAACAAGCCGGATCGCCGCTCCAAGCTCTCGCGCCTGCTGGACGTGCTGGCGGGCTATCCGCTGAAGCCCACGGCCGCCGCCGATCTGCCCCGCTACCAGGCCGCCCGCGCCCGCGTGCGCAGCTTCTCCATCGACGTGCTGGAGCCGCCGGCCTTCGAGGACACGCCGGATCTGTCCCAGGCTCAGGGGCCGCTCTATGACGCCTACTGGACCCTGCATGAGAAGGTCGGGCGCAACATGGCCCACGGCGTGCTGGGCGATACCTCCGCCTTCCTCGAATGGTGCGTCAAGCGCCGGGCGCTGCGCCAGAACTGGGCCAAGCTGGTCGACCGCGAAACCCCGCCCGGCCGCATCCGCGTGGGCACATGGCCCGAGCTGCGCGCCCTGATCAGTGCGGCCGAGGCCATGGGCCTGCCCTCGATCGCCGACAGCATCATCCTGGGCGTCGATCTGTCGTGGTCCCAGACCGACCGTCTCAAGCTCACCTGGGGCCAGATCAGCGCCGACAACACCGTCAAGGGCACGCGCCAGAAGACCGGGCGCAAGGGCGAGACGCCGCTGCTGGCCACCCTGGGCGTCCCGCGCCTCCAGCAGATCCGCGCGCGCCAGGCCGAACGCTTCGGCCCCAACGTCACGCCCACCCACGTGATCCTCTGCGACCTGACCGGCAAGCCGTGGTCGGCCCGCTACTACCGCCAGAAGTTCGACGAGGTGCGCACCCAGGCCGCCAAAGCGGTCCCCAGCGTCGCCACCCTGCTGGACCTCGACCTCCGCGACACCGCCATTACCGTCGGCAAGGCCGCCGGCCTCTCCAACGAGGAGATCGCCACGCGCTCGCTTCACTCCATGAAGCGCATCGCCGACGTGCTGGACAAACACTACACCGAGCTGGGCCAGGACATCGCCAACGCCGGCGCCAAAAAGCTCAACGACTATCTGGCGGCGGGAGGGATCAGGCTGTGAGACTTGAACGTCTTTTCACGTCCGCCAAGGCCCGTTCCCGCCCGGTCGCGGCGCGCTAACTGATTGATATTGTTGGGACCGCCCACACCGCGTTCTTATCCCAAACCAGATGCGCTACCAGGCTGCGCTACGCCCCGAAACCTGCGAAGGTGTTGATCTACAACCGTTTCCTGAGAAGTCCAGTGGAACAATTGTGGAACCGTGAGACTTGAATTCAAGTCTCACGTGCGACTTGGACCTACGCTGCCCCCGCGTGGCGGTCAACCCACGGCGCCCTTGAGGATACGCCCGATGAACTCGCCGACCTCCGGCGCCGCTCCGCCGACCACGCTGGCGATCACCGGAACACTGGCCAGCGCCCACGGTCCCCACTTCTTCAGCCAGGCGCACAGCACGTCCAGTCTGTGACCGAAGCCCACGATCGTGTCCGCCGCCGGCCCCAGCCGGTCGGTGGCGCGGTTGATCGCCTTGGCCAGGGCGAAGGCGGCCACCGCCTCCGGGTCCTGCTTCACCCGCGCGCGGCGCGCGGGCCTTGCATCGTCCAGCATGCGCACCTGCCCCGCCATCGCCTACCCCTGCAACAGTTTCAGAAGCTCGGCGCGCACATCGCCGCCGCCCTTCAGGATCTCGTCCACCCGGCCGCGAAAGGCCGCCTCGTCGTTCATCGCCGGGTCCGGCCGGCGCGCCTCGCCCTGGGGCATGGCGCTCAGGATCATCCGCGCCTCCGCCGCCCGGCGCTTCACCAGCCCGGGCAACCGCCGGCCGCCGCCATGCACCCACTTGCCCAGCTCGTGCGCCACCGCGCCCCAGTTCTCGTCCGCCACCCGTTTGCGCAGGGTCGAGGCCTTGTAACGGGTCACCCCCAGATTGAACGCGAAGTCCGCCAGCGAGGCCAGCACCTCCGGCTGACACTTCGCCAGGTTCGGCGACAGGGCCAGCACGCCGCGCGCATAGACCGCCATGTCGGCCGCCAGCCGCGCCTCGCCCGCCTCCAGGCTCCAGGGTCCGTTGCGCATCGAGACGCCCTTGCCCGTCGCCCCGTAACCCTGCGTCGGCACGCCGGCCGGGCAGAGATAGGGCCGCGCGCGCCACCCCTCGAACAGGCGCGCCAGCGGCAAGGCCAGCGCGATCGCCGCGTCCATCACACTCACGTGCCCAGCCCGCGCATCTTCAGCGTGCGGTCGGCAAACCAGAACGCGATCATCCCGGCCACGATGGTCTTTTCTTCCGGGCCCCAGAGCTGCAGCACCGCCGCCGTGGCCGTGACGCCGCCGCGCGTCAGGATGTCAAACTGCGCCCACAGCGCCCAGGTGTAGAGCCCGATACACCAGTAGATCGTCAGCACCGGGCGGATGATCTGGCTCAGCGCGTCGATCCAGCCGATGCCGGTCTTCACCGCCATCGAGGCGTAGGCCGCCAGCAGCTTGTCGGTGTCGCCGGTCTCGCGCGCCTGTTCGGCCTGCGCCTTCGCCAGCGCCAGGCCCTGCTCCGCATGCAGCTTGTCGAGCTGGTAGCTCTTGTCGAGCATGGCCAACTCGTGGCCGCGCTCGTTCTTGCGGTCGAAGAACTTCAGCACTTCCGGCGCCAACCGGGCGGCATAGCCGCCCAGCCCGCCGAGGACGGTTTCGAGGATCATTTCGGCGTTTTCCGGAATTTGGGTCCACCAAGGTCATCGGCAACAGGAAAACGCGCCTTCAGAGCTTCGACCTCGTTCAGAGCCTGCAGGTAGTTGGCGTTGAGATCCTTCACGACCTCCTCGATCTCGCCCACCCGCTCACCCAGCGCCGCCGCCCGGCCCTGCGCCATCTCGCCCCGGATCTGCGCGGCCGTGGCGTCCAGCAGGGCGCGGCCAAGCTGTTGCGCCAGCCGCCCTTCCAACTGCGTCGCGAAGTGTTCCTCGCTGTCGTACCAGGGTTGTGCTGTATTGCCCGATTGATCATTCATCGTTTTCAGTCCTTCCATTGAAAATCGTCAGACCAGGGTGACGTAGCTGCCGCCGTTATCCTTGGTCACCTTCACCACGCTGCCGTCGTAGATCAGCCACACGCCGACCCCGAGGATCAGTTGCTTGCCCGCCAGGATGCTGATGCTTTCCGAGGACGAGAACGCCCCGGTCATGGCAAAGCCGTTCGGCGCATAGAGCTGGGCCGATCCGTTCTGGCGCAGGCGGAAGCGGGTGTAGTCCGGCAGGCTGGCGCCGCTCACCGTGCCCAGCGCGCCGTTCTTGACGCACCGCATCGAGAGGTAGCGGCCCGATCCATCGGACCCGCTCTCCATGAGGAATTCGCCGTGAACGTTTCCGTAAAAGGCCGGATAGACCCCGGTGTCGTCGCCGCTCCGCCCGCTGGTGTTCGACGTCGAGCCGAACACGATCTTCTGATAGTCCGCCATGTTCAGCACCGCGCCGCCGCGCGGGAAGCTGACCAGCGTGCCCGCCGGGATCGAGGTAACCGGCAGGGCCGGCGTCACATTGATCACCTGGCTGTCCGACCCCGGTATGCCGTCGATTGTCCCGGAGTAGAGCAGCGCCCCCGGTTCGCCGATGGTCACAGGCTCGCCCAGCCAGAACGAGTTGCGCAGAGATCCCACCACCTTGATCGAGCTGCCGCCCGAGACGGTCGGGTCCTGCAGGGTTTCGGTCTCGATCAGGCTGGCCTTCACCGTGTCCATGCCGTTGCGGTGATAGCCGATCACCACATGCGCCACGTCGGTCGGGCGGCTGCCCTCCTGCTTGAACAGGGTGCCGAACCACATCCGGCCGCCCTTCAGGCTCAGATCCTTGTTGCGCACCTGGCTGTGCACAAAGCCGATGGCCGCCACGTCATAGGATGACCCCGGGGTGTCCGACTGCAGGCTTTCCCAGCCGGTCATATAGACGCCATCGGCGCCGCAATACTGATCGCCGCCGATCTGGCCCGTCGTGGCGGTCATGAAGGTGTGATATTCGGTGGCCTTGGGCACATAGTTGTTGGTCGTGCGCCAGATCGCGCCATAGACGTCGCCGCCGCCCAGCGGGCCGGCCTTGATCTTGCGATACTCCCAGCCGCTCCAGCTCCGCTTGCCGAAGAAGATGCAGGGCGTCAGCCCGCCCGCCGGGTTCCAGACATAGGCATTGGTCAGGGCCGGGGTCACGTCAATGTTGTTGCCGCCGGTGTTGACGGCCGTGACCGTCCGCGTCTCAAGCTGCGTGCCGTCCGCCGTGTTGGCGAAGGCGACCGTCTTGCCCACCCAGCTTGCGTCCGCCGCGCCGCGCAGGGTGATCCGCGTGGCCCCGGAGGCCGCGCCGGCCGCCGTCATATAGGCCTGCACGCCCGAGTTGCCGCCCTCCGCGTCGAACCAGGCATGGTCCGGGATGGTGTTGCTCTCGAAGTAGCGGGTGGCCAGGTCCCAGGTCTTCACCGCCGGGCCGATGATCTTGTACGCCCCGCCCGTGGTGAACCGTTGATCCCCCCGGAACCAGCCGGTCAGCCCCTGCGTCCCCCAGGTCGAGGGCTTGGTCGCCATGTAGGAGAACGCCGCCGGCAGGGCCGTGGTCCCCTCCAGCCAGATGCCGCGCCCGCGATAGGCCTTGGTCAGGTTCGAGCCAAACGGCGTCGCCGCCGACTTGGCATAGACCCCGTCCTTCAGATAGACCGCGCTGTCGGAGGCCGCCTCCGCCGCCGTGATCGCCGCATTGTTGGCCGTGGTGTTGACGCCGCCGCCGTCGACCGCGCCATAGTCCGAGAGTTGCCGCGGCTCCATGCTGCCGCCGCCGCCGCCGACGGGAATGTCCACAAACACCCCGGCGCTGGAGCTGGTCCACTTGAAGATCTTGTCCGCTGCGGGCGCGCCGCCCGCCGCGATGGCCGCCAGGTTGGCGTGATAGGCCTGCACATCCGTCCCGATCGCCAGCCCCAGGGCCGTGCGCGCCGTCGCCGCCGTCGAGGCTCCGGTCCCGCCATTGGCCACCGACAGGTCGGTTCCGGTCCAGTCGGCGTTGTTCACTGCATCCTTGGCCGCCAGCGCCCCCAGCGTCGGCAGGCCGGTCAGGCTGGAATAGGCATGGGTGTGGGCGCTGGGTGGAAAGGTCGAGGGCTTGTCCGGAATGTCTGCCCACAGGGTCACGCCCCCGCCGCCGCCGCCGCCGCCGCCCGCGCCCACGTCGCGGCCCAGCTCCTGGATCATCCGCGTGACGCGATCAAACGCCGCGCCCACCTGCGCCGGGGTCAACTGCCCGGCGTTGCCGTAGGTATAGGGCTGGTCCTTGGGCGTCGCCCGCGTGATCAGCACCGCCACGCCCGCGCCCGGCGCCAGGCCGCCGACCGGGTTGATCAGCGCGCCGCCCGCCAGCCGGTCGCCCGTCACCAGATAGTCAACGCCCGCCGTCTTGGAGACCCCGGCGTAGCTCACCCGCAGTTCGCTGTCGCTGGCGAACGAGAACCCCGCCGCAAACGTCTCGCCCGGCCCGCCGGTCGCGGTATAGGCGGTGCTCGGATATTCGACGACGAGGGTCATAGGCCCATAGTCCACGCGCGCAGCCGCGCGTGGATATGGGCCGTTCCTCCCCCCGCTGGGGGAGGTGGCGCGCAGCGCCGGAGGGGGTTGCCTCCCCCCGCTGGGGGAGGTGGCGCGCAGCGCCGGAGGGGGTTGCAGCCCCCGGCGCCATCAAGGGTCAGATCTCGCCGATGGCTGACAGATAGAGGTCGGTGATCGCCTCCTCCTCCTGGCGCTTGGCGCGGTCCTGCTTACGGATGCGGATCACCTTGCGGATCACCTTCACGTCGAAGCCGTTACCCTTGGCCTCGGCGAACACCTCGGAGATCTGCTCGGCGATCTCGGCCTTTTCCTGCTCCAGCCGCTCGATGCGCTCGATGACGCTTTTGAGCTGGGACTGGGCGGTCTGGTTCAGCACATCGGGATGCGCGGTTGCGTCGTCTGTCATGGGTGGTCCTTCCAATACCGGCCTGCTTGCCGGTCCTGAGAGGATCGATCATCCGCAGCCCGCGCGGATAAATTCCCCCTACTGCACCGCGTCCGTCGGCGAGATCAGGAAATCACTCCCCTCGCGCTCGCGCACATTGGCCTCATACCGCGCCAGATACCCCGGCGAGATCGCCTCCTGCAGCCGCCACAGCACCAGATAGTCCAGCGCCAGCCGGGTGTAGAAGATGTTGGCGAACGGGGTGTTGTCCTTGATGAACCGGAACCCCTGTTGCTCCAGCACCTGCTTCGAGGCGTCGCGCTTCTCGTCCGTGGTCAGCGGGTTGAGCGTCCCGGCCGCCGCGCCCACCACCAGGCGCAGCCGCTCCAGCTCGCTCACCGACGGGCCGGCGAAACTGCTGATCGTCGCCGGCATGCCGCTGCGCGCATACTCACCGAACAGGAAGTCGCCATAGATCCCCATGCCGCCGCCCTGCAGCAACGCCGCCAGCCAGGTTTCCGGCCGGTCCAGCGGGCGCGGCGTGCGGCCCTTGACCAGTTGCTTGGCCTGTAGCGACGCCGCCCCCAGCAGGGTCGTGGCCACGATCAGATGCGCCAGCAGGGCGACCGGCTGGCGACCCGCGAACCCCCGCGCCGCCGGCGCCACATGCCGCCCCAGGATCGCCGCCGAAAAGCTCCAGAACTGGGTGAAGCTGCGCACCGCCTCGCCCCACACGGTGCCCGCCTTCAGGCCCTGAACCAGCGCCACCCGCTCCCGCGCCCGGGCCTCTGTCAGCGCATCGTCGAGGATGCCGCCGGTCATGGTCTGGAACCTGAGCTTGATGTCGTCACGCAACCGCGCCGCCGCCGCCGCCGTGGCCTGCTTGCCCTTCAGGCCCGCCCAGCCATGCACCTGCGCATCCGACAGGCCGTCGATGGCTTCCAGGCTGAAATAGGTCCGCCCGTCCTCCAGCGGCGTGGTCCCGGTCCGCGCCAGATCCCACAGACCCCGGTCGATCCCGTACCGCTCGAACGTCTCGCGCGTGCCGGCCTGCAATCCAGCCCACTCAAATTGCGCTTCCGCGCCCCAATGAGCGGACAGCATTTCACCGACGCCCCGGCGCAGGCCGTCCGACCAGGCTTCAAAACCGTTCACCCGATAGAACACCCGCTGCGCCCAGGCCGACCAGCCCAGCGGCCCGTCCGTGGCCGTGAAGCGGCCCATCAGATGCGCCGCCGCCGACCGCGACCCCACGTCCAGCAAATCTGCAGCGCGCTTGCCCTCGGCGTCCTGAAGCCGCGCGATGCCTTTCAGCGCCGCGCCATAGCCGCCCGCGAAATTGCCGCCCGCCCGGGTCATGGCCTGACTGGCCAGCGCCGTGTCCGACAGCGCCGACAGCACCATGCCGCCCAGCTTGCTCAACACCTGCGAGGTCCGGATCGTGCGCCCGATCAGCGCCAGCCGCAGGTTGTCGGGCCGGTTGGTTTCCCCGGTCAGCTCGTCAAACTCCGCCTGTCGCAAGCGGCTCTGCAGGGCGTTGGCCGCCCCCGCATCGCCGCGCGCCCGCGCCGCCGATCCCAGCGTCTCCATCGTGCGCCCGAAGGCGGCTTCCGGCGACGGTCCCCAGCGCGCCATCAGGGCCGCGTTCTTGCCGCCGCGCTCCAGCTCGCCCATCACCACGCCATAGAGCGACCCCCGCCCATACTCCGCGTGATAGTCCATCCAGGCGTCCGGGTCCCTGAAGTGCAGCACCCGGTGCTTGCTGACCGCGCGGGCCTTGCCGGCCGGCGGCCGGAATTCCGCCAGATCCTGCGCGCCCCCCAGCACCTCGTGGGCGCCCGAGACGATGTTCCACCAGGCGCGGTACAGGAACCGCTCCTCCAGATCCGCCGCGTCGTCGATCACCCCGGCCTTCGCCAGCGCCTCGGCCTCGTCCGCCAGCGCCCCGTCGGCCGCGTCGATCCCGTCGAAGGTCGCCGGGTCCAGCCGTGGCCGGATATAGTCCCGCCATTGCCGGAACGCCTTGCGCGACGCCTGCAGGCGCGCCTCGCCCCACCTGGCCGGCGCACCGATCCCCGCCTCGCGAAACTCCCGCCAGAACCCGCCCGACACCTTCAGCCGGTCGTGCGACTGCGCCGCGATCCGCCCCTTCAGCTTGCCCACGAACGCGCCCTGGGCGTTCAGACCCTGACGGTTTTTCTCCAGCGCGGCGGCGAACACCCGCGCCGCCGCCAGCGCGTCGGCATCCCCCGTCGCCTCGATATCGGCCCCGTTCAGCCGCGCCATCTCGCGCGCGACGTCGCGGTCGAACGCATCGTCTCCGCCGCCCCAGAAGTTCACCAGCCGGTCGCTCAGGCCCTCGTGCGCCGCCAGACCGCGCTCGACGTCGCCCCACGCCGCCACGGCGCGCGCCCGGCCCTCGGCGTCCACGCTGGCGCTGGAGAACCCGGCCTGCTTGTCGGAGCCCACATTGTAGGCCTTCAGGGCCTGCGCCTCGTCCAGCCCGCCCGCCGTCATGGCGGCCATCCGGGTTTCACGTGCAACCCTGGCGGCCTTGGCGAAATGCTCCAGCCGGCGCGCCTGCAGGGCGGTTTCCACCTCCTCCCGCGTCAGGTCCGCGGCCGCCTGTTGCCAGGCCTGTTCATCACTGGCCGTCGGGGCCTTGCCCTTGGCGCGTTTGTGCTTGCGCGCCAGCCGGTCGAGGATGTCGTCGATCTCGGCGTCGGTGAAGGCGTCGCCGGTGGCGGCGCGGATGGGGGCGTGGCAGGCGCGGGTCATGCGGCAATCTCCCAGCGGAACTTGTTCTGGCCGTAGATCGGCTGCCAGTCTCTTTCCCTGCTGGCCCTACTCCAGCCGTCGTCACGCCCCGCGACTTCGCCAGCAATCTTCCATCCAGCGCCGCGCAAGCTGTAGCCGCCCTCGGCCTGCAGGGTATAGGTCACAAGGCGGCGGCCACCCATCTGCTGCCATATTCGCCAGCATCGGCCGTACAGAAACGAACACGTCCCCTTGGGCGCTTCGGGACTTGCGCACACCCGAAGAACTTCGGCGGTGTAACTGTCCTGGAGAAGCCGGGCGACCGGGCGACCGACGATGGCGACGCCGAACATGCCGTCATCCGTCGCCGCGCCAATCGCGAACTTGCCGCCGTCGCGCGTCGTGCGCCCGGAGTGGCGATGGAACTGCGTCACGAAATCGTTGGCCTCGCGCAGGCTTAGGGGGATGGGCCGGATCATCACCCCTCCCTTAAACAAAACGCCGCCGCCCGGATCGCCTCGGCGATCACAGCGGGGTCATCGCGCGGGGCCAGCGCCGGCGCATCGGCCAGCACCTCGTCGGCCAGCGCCTTCAGTTCCGGATCAATCAGGGTCGTGGGGTCGGGGCGTCCGCCCTCGCCTACCCCTCCCGCAGCGCCTTCGCCAGGTCCGCGTTGTACGCCTTCTCCGCCCCCTCCGCCGGCATCCGGGCGAAGGTCGACGCCAGCAGGGTCCGGGCGCTCTTTGGGGGCGAGGTCGAGGAGGTCGGCTTCGGCGGGGAACCGCTCGTCTCCGGCGAATTTCCGGTTGAGGCCGTCGAGAATGAGGCGGGCTTCGCCATCGGGCGTATCTCCAAACAGGTTCGGGCCGGGGGCCACGTCGCCCGCCTGTCGCGCATAGTCCTTCAGCGCCCAGGCGATCTTATCCGCAGAACGGTGCCGACGGAAAGTGTCATCCCGGAAAAACAGCCGCAGGAAGGCTTCGGTTTCCACATCCACCGAATTCCCGCCGAACAACTCCTGCTGATCCAGCCGCTGGGCGATCCATTCATCCACAGGAATTCTATGGTCGCGGGCGTGGCGGATCATGTCCACCGCCGCCCGGAGCTGCGCCGTCACATCAAGGTCAGCCGGGATCTCGCCCCGCGCCGCCAGCGATCGCATCTTCGCCCAGCCGGGCGCGGCGTCCGACAGCGCCGCCCCCAGGGTGCGGATATTCGGGTCCGCCGTCTCGAAGACGGCTTCCACCAGGCGCGGATCGTCATAGGCCCTCGCCACCAGCGCCGCCGCCGCCCGCTGGCGACCCTGCTGGCTGAGCGCGCCGTCCGCCGCCGCAAAGGCGTTCTGCTGGTCCGGCGCCACCTTGGCCACGAAGGCCTGCATGAAGGCGCGCTCGCCCGCCGCCGTGCCGTCGATCCGGCTCAGCACCGCATCGTCCAGCGCCGCCGCGTCGGCCATCGCCTGTTCAGACGGTCCCATGGTTTCCGTGGGCGCCGCGTTCATTTCCCGGGCCAGCGCCGCCCGCGCCTCCCCGTCCATCCGGCCTGTGCGGATGCGCACCAGCACCGGGTTGGTCATGCCGTCGGTGTCAAACCCCTGCGCGGCCAGCTCCTGACGATAGCGGCCATAGGCCTCCGAGCCCGTCCGCGCCGACCGACGCAGCGCAATCGTCCGCCCGTTCCCGCTTTCCACCGTGCCGTCGGGCGCCACCAGCGGCGCGCCCGTCTCCGCGCCGGCCTCGCGCATCAGCCGCTTGGGGTTCAGTTCCGCTTCCAGCCGGAAGTTGCCCGCCTGGCTCCCCGCCCGCGTCCGGTCGCGCGGCTGCAGGGCTTCCGGGAACGCCGCATTGCGCTCCAGGTCATCGGTGTGGCTGGTCACCAGATCGTCCAGTTCCACCAGGGCGTACTTCACCGGGATCTCGCGGCCGCGCGACGTCACCGCCACATCGGCCTCCAGCTCGCGCGCCGTGATCCGTGGCCCGCCGCCGCCCTCGTCCAGCGCCGCCAGCCGTTCGGGCGTGGGCGCGGCCCTCGGGGGCGCTTCCTTCTCGATGATCGCGGCCACGCTCACCGGCCGGTCGGCGGACACATCGTCCAGCGCGCTCATCACCGCCCCCAGCCGGGCGTCCTCGTCCAGCCGCGCCAGCGCCGCCGGCTGGCCCCGCCCGCCGAACACGCCGCCCAGCACCCCGCCGATCCCGCCGCCCAGCACCGTGCCCAGCAGCACGTTGTTCAGCGCATCGCCCGCCGTGTAGTCCGGATCATCGGCATTGCTCAGGGCGAACGCCCCGGCCTCATAGACCACGCCGCCCGCCGCGCCCTCGATCCCGCCGATCACCGCCCCGCGCCCGACATTGGCCACCCGCCCGGCCTTGCCCAGCACGCTGCCCGCCCGGAACACCGCCCCGCCTTCCAGCGTCCCGCGCAGGCCCAGCAGTTCGGGGGCGAACATCAGCGGCAGGCCCACCGGATCGAACAGCGCCCCGGTCAGGGCCGCGCCGATCTTGCCCAACGGCCCCAGTTCGGAACGGCTCATCACATCGTCGCGGAACGCCCGGCGCTGCGCCGAATGTTGCTTGCGCGCCGCATCGTTCTCATAGGTCGGGCGCTCGAAGGTCAGTTGCCCCTCGACGCCATAGTCCCGGTTGGCCGTTTCCGGGTCCAGCAGTTCGCCGCGCCCGCGCCCGAAGCCGCGCGCCACATCGCCGGCCGCCGCCGTCAACTGGCCCATCTGGCTTTCAAACGTCAGCAGACCCGACGACGACCCGCTCAGGGCTTCGGCGGCATCCGCCTCATCGACGTCTGGATCAATCAGCAGGCTTGGCATGCGCTCACTTTCGCCCGGGCGACGTTTCGTTGCATATTCAGCTTCGCTGAAGGTTGCTCAATGCGCGCGGCAAGACCCCGCGCACATAGTTCCGGGTTTCCTTGTACGGGATGTCGGCCACCCACTCGTCCAGGCTCACCCGGCCCCGGCGCGGATCGCCATAGGTTTTCAGCCAGCCGTCCACCGCGCCCGGCCCGGCGTTGTAGGCCGCCGCCATCAGACCCACGTTGCCGTCGTAGCGTTTCGATAGATACTCAATGTGATTGTCGCTCAGTCGCCGGTTCAGCACCGGGTTGCTCAGCAGCAGGGTGCGGATCTCCGCATCGCTACGGCCGTCGAACACCTTGTTGCCATCCATGCGGGCCTGCCACTTGGCCGTGTCGATCATCAATTGCCGCGCGCCCAGCGCACCCTTCGGGCTCACCGCCTGCGGATTGCCCCGGCTCTCCTGATGCTCGATCGCCGCCGTAAACGCCGCCCGCGCCCTGGGCAGGGGCACGGTGCGCGGCGCTGTCGCCGCCGGCGCCGGCGCCATCCAGTCGCCCGCCTTGCCCGACGGTCCCCGCCGGCCGATCTGTTCGAGCTGGTCCCAGCTCAGCCGCACCGCCCGGCCATGCAGGTCCGGGGCGGGCGTCCAGCCGCGCTGCGTCGGGATCATCAGCGTCAGGCCGCTGTCGTCCTCGCTCGTCACCCAGCGGCCCTTGTTCTCGACAATATCGGCCGACTTGCGCCGCCGGGCGGGGTCGGTCATGCCAACGCCCGGCGCCGTCGCCAGCAGTTGCCCGTCCCGGCCGATCAGGTCCGCCAGGGCGATGGCCGCGCCGCGACGCACCACACTGGGCGGATTGGCCGACGTCCGCGCCACCGGCATCCGCCAGGTGTCGACGAACCGGTAGTCATCCACGAGATCCGCGGTGGCTTCTTTCGCCGCCTCCGCCAGGGTGAGGCCCTTCACCAGCACCAGTTGCCGGGCCATGATCTGGGCGCGCGCCACCCGTCCGGCGTTTTGCTCGCCCGCCCCCGGCGCGGCATTGGCCGTGGCGAAGTACGGCGCCAGCCGCGCCGCCACCTGCCCGTCCAGCGTCGCCTCCTGCCCCTTGGCCGTCAGCTTGGTCAGGGCCGCCGGATTGCCCGTCGCCTCGGCATAGAGCGCCAGCTTGCCGGGATTGTCCGCCAGGTCCGCCAGCGCCGAAATGTCCGCCCCGCCCAGTCCGGCCGCGCGCAGCTCCCGCGCCGCCATCGCCCGGGGCGACACCACCCGGCCGTCCTGCATCGGGGTCCGCGACGGCAGGGCCGCCCACACCGCCGCCAGCGAGGCCAGCGCCTTCGGGCGCTCCGCCGCCGGCGCCCGCGCATAGGCGCTCACCATGTCCGCCGCCTGATCCTTCGGCAGCACCCGCTGCGCGGCCGGCGCGATCCCGGCCTGTTGCTGCATCCCCAGGGTGAACCGCGCATAGACCCCGGCCGCCTTCGTCAGGGCTTCCGGCGTATCGGCTTCCAGATACCCCTTCAGCGCCGCCTGGATCGTGGCGCCCGCATCGCCGGGCTTCTCCGACGTCATCGCCCAGCTTGCCGGGTCTTTCTCCCGCGCCGCCAGCTCCCCGGCGGCGGCCTTGCGCCCCAGCTCCCAGGCCTGTTGCTTCTGGCCATAGTCCGGCGCGGTCGGGTCCGGCGGCGGCGCACTGGCCCGCGCGCGCAGATCCGCCGTCGACTGGCTGCGCAGATTGCCCGTCGCCGCAAATACCCGGTCGGCCTCCTGCAGCTTCCGCTCCGCCGAAGCCAGCTCGCGCGGCGAGAACGCCCCGGCGATGCTCTGCAGACTAAAGCCGGTCGTCGATCCGGACGCCCGGGCCGCGACCTCACTGTCCAGCGCGTCCTCCGCCTCATAGGCCGCGCGCCAGTCCTCAAGGCTCTTGGGGCCGCCCCGCTCGGCCGCATCGGCCCGCGCCATCAGCGCCGACTTCTTGCCGGGGTCCAGCACCGCGTCATAGCGCCCGTCGGCCAATTCCGCCTTGGCCGTGGCGCTGTCGTCCTTCAGGATCAAACCTTCCAGCCGCGCGGCCGCAATCTCGCCCTTTGCGCTGCGAATGAAGTCCGCGCGCAAGGCCTTGGGCACGCCGGCCGCCGCCGTGTCCAGATCCGCCAGCGTGGTGTCATAGGCCGCCGGATTGGTCAGCACATTGTTGGCCAGCGCCCCCAGGGTGCGCTCCGCATTCTTGGCCACGAACCCGTCGTGGGCCTTGTCCTGCGCCTCCATCGCCGCCGCATGCACCTGTACGCGCCGGGCGTTCAGCCGCGACTGCAGGGGGGTCTTCAGATCGTCCGGCACAGCGGCCAGCGCAGCCTCGGCTTCGGCGTCATAGTCCGCCAGCACGCCCGCCGCGAATTGCGGGTCAGACCCGTCGAAGCTGTCCACCCGCGCCTGATACTTCGCCGAAAACGCGGTGTTGAAGCCGATGGCGACATCGCCCAGCCGCGCTTCTTCCTTGACCTTCACCTGTTCGGCCACGATCCCGGCCCGGCGCTGGCTTTCCACCCCGATGGCGCGGCGTCCGAAATCCGCCCGGTAGTCGTCCAGCCGGCGGCGCACGGCCGAACGCACCCCCTCCGAATAGCTGGTGTCCTCGGTCACCGCCGTGAAATGATTTTCAAAGCTGGCCAGCGCCTTGTTGGCGAACCCGCTCTCGCGGCCGTCATAGCCCGCCGCCAGCTCCGCGAACCGCGTCTCGACCGGCCCCTGCGCATTGCGGATGATCTTTTCCGCATCCCGGTCGTCGCGCGTGGCCAGCGCCTGGCCCACCTGTTCCACCGCGCCCGCCACATCGCCCAGGCCAAAGTCGGTCGGGCGCACGGTGTCGCCGCTCAGCCGCGCCCCGCGCGGCGCGCCCACATCAAGGCTGTCCGGAAGTCTGGCCATCTCGCTACCCCTGTCCAGCCGCATAGGCCTTGGCCGCCCCGCCGATCAGCGATGCGCCGGCCCCGAAGACCGCCCCGGTCAGGGCGTTGCGACCCTCCGCGCGCGTCACCTGAGCGTCATTGCGCCGCGACCAGGCCGCCGTCTGACCGCCATAGACGGTGTTTTTGGCCTTCTGCAGGCTCTGCCGCCCCAGATCGTTCAGCACCCGCAGGGACGATCCCCGCAGGCCGCCCCCGCCGCCGGCCGCCGCCTGCGTCGCCAGACTGGCCGCCACCCGCTCGTCCTGCTCCAGCCCCATCTGCGCGGCCAGGCCGCTTTCCGCCAGGTCCATCCCGGCGTTGGTTTCCAGCGCCCGCGCGCGGGCCTTGGCGGCCGACTTCGATCCGATCCCGCCCAGGATCTTCCCCACGGCCGACAGGCCCGCGCCGGCGATTGCAGCGGCGACTAGCGGCAACACCATTACGCGGCCCCCTCAAATTTCCAGATACCTGCGTCGTCCACACTGGGCCGGAACCCTATGCTGGCCAGCAGGCGTTGCGCCGCATCGGTGTCCGCCGGGGTCGCATAGATGCTGCAGCCCCCGTCCAGCAGGCCCGTCGCGCCGATGATCGCCAGCCGCGCCCGCCGGGCCGCACGCACCCACTGGCGCGGCGCCATCTCCGCCAGATAGGCCCAGGCTCCCCACTGGCGCGGCGCGATCCGGCTGAAGCCCGCCACCCCCAGCACCGCCCCGGTGTCGTCCAGCAGGCTGACTTTCGGCCCGTCCGGCAACATGCCGCCCGCCGCGCGATAGTCCGCCACGAAATCCGCCCGGGCGTTGACCCGCGCCTCATCGCCCATGAGGTAGCCGCGCAACCGCATCACGCCGCCTCATACAGCGGGCGGATCGCGTAGATCGACAGGTCGTAGGGCTTGTCCGTCTCGATGATCACCCGGACGTCGCGGTCCGCGCCGCCACCCAGAAACACCTTGGCGCGCTTGCGGCGCACGACCGGCACGGTGTCTTCCGAACGGCGCTGGATCACATCCTCCGTCGGCACATAGCGCTCGTCCGGCTCGTCCTGCGACTGGCTCTGGATCTTCGCCTCGACGCACCCCAGCACCACATAGACGTGGCTGGGGCGGCTTTTCTTGGCCAGCGGGTTGCCCTGCCGGTCAGGATCGAACGGCAACGTCTTGAACCGCCGCAGCATGGCCAGCCCGACGAACACCTCCGACGCCGCCGCCGGCAGGGTGATGGTGCCGCCGGTCACGATCAAGCCACCCACAAATGCCCCGTCGGCCAGCACGCTGACCGTCTCGCCTTCCAGATGCGCCAGGCCCGAGATCACCGTCGCGGGCGCGCCCTCATAGAAATCGGCGCAATCCAGGAACATGCCGTCCCGGCGCGGGGCCAGGGTGAAGTGCGCCCGCTGCGGCGCACCGCCCTTGAAGCGCACCGCCGCCACATGCAGCACATCCTGCCCGTCCGGATCGCTGGCGGTCGCCAGGCTTTCCACTGCGAACCCGCCCGCGATCGGCTGGCGGCGCACGCCCAGCACGCCATGCTCCGCATGATAGGTCAGGCAGGCCAGACCGCCGTCGCGGAGCTGCATCCAGATATTGTTGTCGGGCCGCGACCAGGCCCAGCCCGCCACGCCCCGCCCATAGACATGCTGGCCCAGCACCGACAGGTCGCGCCCGGCCGACGCCTGATCCCCGCCGCCGCCCAGCGTCAGCTCGCGCACCACAGTGCCGCCCTTGGCCACATGAAGAATAAGAGACGGCGGGCCTTGCACCACCAGCGGCATCACATCCGCCGATCCGTGGCTCGACACCCGGCGCGCCTTCACCGACGCCGGGCTGATCGGGTCATCAATCGTGGCGCCCGCCACCACCCATTCGGCGTCGGTCGTGCCCACCGCGAAGACGATCCCCTCGATCATCCACACGATCCGCGCCCGGTTATCCCCGAGCTGCACCCGGCAGGCGTCGTCGTCCACCGTCAGGCCGGTGCCCAGCCCCGGCTTGAAGTCGGCGAAGGCCGGGGTAAATCCCGCCGTCCTGGAAAACTCGATCACGTCCGGGCGCTTGAGGGTCGCCGCCAGCGCCAGCCGCTCCTCGCGCACTGCCACCAGCGCCGTGGGATAGCCCTCGGCGTCGCTGATCGCCTGATCGCTCCAGTTGGGGGTCGCCGTCCCGGTGACGAACGGCGGCACGCCCAGGGCCGTGGCGATCACCTGTGTCGGACTGGTGAAGGCCGTGATCTGGAACGCCGTCGCCCCGTCGTGCTGGAAGTCCCACAGCACCACCCCGTCCGACACCTCGCCCGCCTCATGGCTGGGGGGCGTGTTGCCCGTCGTCCCGCCGGCCGTGGTCGCGTAGATCCGGCCCACGCTGATGATGTTCTCGCCGGCCACATAGGCCGTGTTGGGCGCCCAGGTCTTCAGACCCGGCCCGCCGCCCGGCGGCCGCGCCAGGATCTGCGCCCCGATATGCGCCACCGACCAGTGCGTCCAGCTCGCGCCCGTACAGTCGATCTGCCAGCTCCCGCCGCCCAGACTGGTGAAGGTCAGGGTCTGCGTCTCGTCGCTGTTCTCCGCCAGCCAGGGGCCGTTCTTCAGGGCCTGCACCGCCGCCGTCCAGTCGTTGTCGGCGCGGCGCTGGATCTGGGTGGCCAACAGGCCGTAGCGGCTGGTGATGAACCCGATGTCGCCCACCTGCTTGATCCGCAGGCCCGCCAGGTCCGACGCCGAATAGCCGTGGGCGAACTCATAGGGCGTGCCCGATCCCGGCGTCGTCTCGATCACCGCCCCGCGCGCCGTCCAGACGCGGGCGTAAAGCTCGCCGAACTCCAGCACCAGCCCCTCGCCGTCCGGCCGGTTCCACGAGAACAACGCCTGCTGGCTGGCCTGAAACTTCGGCGCCCCGCGCCGGTAGAACCCGCCGCGGCTCACGTTGGGGCCGGTGATCGCCCCGATCATGTTCGAGGCTTCCTCGCAGCCGGTCGCCACCTGCTCCAGGTCCGACCGCTCCCACGCCTCCTCGGAGATCTCCCCCGACACAAAGCTGTTGTTGTAGCCTGACACCTGCATTCCAGCAGGATGCCGCCCAGCCCGCGCACGTGGATAAACCGCGCCTGCCCAGATCCTCCCCAGATCCTCCCCCCGGTGGGGGAGGGGGACCGCGCGAAGCGGGGTGGAGGGGGCCTTGGGGGAGGTGGCTCGCGCAGCGAGACGGAGGGGGCTGCCGCCGCACAGCCCACAAAAAAGGCCCCGGCGCGAACCGGGGCCAGTCAGGGAGGAAACGCCACCAAGGGCGGCGAGATCAGGATCAGCGCGCCGGGCAGGCCGTGGATAAACCCCTACGCCGCTTGCGCCCGCAACGCCGCAAACCCACTGGCGAACATGACCTCCGGCTCCAGATACTGCCCGGCCTCCCCGCCCATGGCCATCTGCAGGGCCTCATCGGCCTGCCGCGTCAGTCGCGCCGCGCCGTCATAGTCGTTCTTCAGCGGCCCGGCCGTCCGCGCCGCCAGCAGCAGGGCCATGTAGTTGCACAGGTCCGGCGAATAGGCCTCCCAGGCCTTGCGCTCGCTGAAGGCGATGTTCAGGGCCGCCTCGTCGCAGCGCACCACCTTCTTGACCGCGCTGGAGATCACCTCCGTGCCCACCTCGAACGGCACGTCATCGCCGTCCACAACCCACATCTTCACGAAGGTGTCGGGCAGGATGAACAGGTTTTTCCACTTCCAGTTGGTCGGCGGCGACACCGCCGGCGCCAGGGTCGTGTAGCTCAGGGCGCACAGCCAGGGATGCCGCGACAGGGCGAATTGCTCGACGCCCGCCCGCCCGTCCAGTTGCCCCAGCACCTTGGCCAGCGCCGCCCCCGGCGGATCGGTGTCAATCGCCGAAAACCCGGGCTCGCCCAGGTGCGCCATCGCGGTGTTGATCACTTCGTTTTTGGCGGTCAGCGTCAAGGTGCACCTCCAGGGCGCGTCGGGTCGGGAGATCCCGAAGGGTCGACGACCGCGCCCAAGCAAAAATTGCAAACGGCGCGGGGGTTGGAAGGACCATTGGTCACACCCCCGCGCCGCGCTTCCGGCTTGCTATCGAAAACCCGCCGGAGATCCAGCCGCCTGACACGCGATGTTGCGCAGCGCGGGCGGGGCGGCTGAAGCCTATCAGGCCAGACGCCGCTGACCGACAACCTGCCAGGTGATCGTGCCCGTACCGGGGTCGCCGCCTTCGAGCTTGGCGAAGATCGCGATCGTGCCGCCGGGGTCAGCGCCAAGGCCTAGCACCTGCCACAGCGGCTTCCAGTAGTTGGCCACATCGACGTTCTTGTAGAAGCCGCACGAACCGGCCGCCGTGGCCACATCCTGCGCCGCCACCAGGGCGTTCTCGGTCGCCGTCGATCCCACGTCCATGGTGATCGAGGTCCCCATATCATCGAAGTAGATCTGGCTCTGCAGCGGGTTGATGATCACATCCGAGGGGAAGTCCCCCAGTTTCACGCGATCATTTTGCGCAAAGGCGGTCACAACCTCGATCGTGTCGCGGATCAGCACCACGTCCGTGCCGCCCTTCAGGGCGTTCGGGACGTTGTAGGGGTTGGCGCCGGCAGCGGCCGCCAGCGGGGTTCCAACCAGGTCGCCGTTGAAATCAGGCATCGTCTTGGGTCTTTCGGAGTTCCCGGCGCTTGCGGCGGCGGGGGGCCTGTTGGCCCGACAAGAATGTGGGTCGCCCCCTCAGGAGCGACCCGGTTCCGGATGGCTGGCCTAGAAGACCACCTCGCTGCACAGCACCTGCACCACGCCTTCGTCGTAGCGGCGCAGGCAACCGCGCTCGACCTCGTAGTAGGCCTGCCAGCGATAGGATTTATCCGCCCGCTGGGTGAGCTGGGCATTGGTGATCGGGCGCTCCTTGTACTGGATCGCCGGCTTCACCCACGCCGCGCACCGGCGGATGTTGGTGGCCACGGTCAGCCGCTCGCTGCGGATGAACTTGAAGCCCATGAAGTCGTTGGTCTTGCCCGACGCCAGGGCGCCGATGGTGTTGTAGTCGGCGCTGGTCACAGGCGTGGACGACAGCAGGTTGCCGAGCTGGATGGAGCTGGCGGCAAAGTACCGCTCGCCCTCGATCTCGGACTGATCCAGCATGATCTTGGCCTTGATCAGCTTGCCCACCGTCAGCGGCAGGTTGCCGGAGCCCGGCAGCACTTCGCTGTCATGGATGAAGTCGCGGTTGTCCACGGCGATGATCTGGGCGGCCGGGAAGGCCGTCGAGGTTTCGCCGTTCTGGCCATTGCGGCTGTTCTCGAACAGACCCTGGATAATCCGGTCGTCGGACCCCCGGTTCTTTTCGGCCATCATGCTTTCCATGATCGGATTGGTCGGGTCCACCAGCATGCGGACCTTTTCCAGCGTCTCGATCCAGCGCTGGTTTTGCTTGGCCTCGAAAAAGCCAACGCGGCGCTTGTGGTCGGCGAAGCCTTCCGGGGTCGGCGGCGCACGGCCAGTGACCGTCACCTCGTTGCCGTTGGCCACGCCGATGTCGTCGGCGTTGAACAGGGTTCCGGGGGCGGTGTGGCTCAGGTCGGCATCAACCGCGCCGATGAACCGCTTTTCCATCTGTTGCGGCGACAGGCGCAGATTGGCCATGAAACCGGGAACGTATTGGGTCGCTTCGTTGGACATGAAATCCTCGCTGCGAGCGGTCGCGGGTCACGCGCACGCGCTCTCGATCAAAATTGGGATTGATCGGCAGCGACCCCCGGCTTCAAAGTCCGGACGCAAGCCTGGAGTTTACGCCCCCCGGCGTCGCCCTCTGTCCGGACCGTTCAGGACGGGTTCCCGGTTCAGGCGATGCACGGAAGGCGCAACTGATTTGCGCCTTCCGTCAAGTCATTGCTATCAAGCGCGCGCGGCGGCCGCCACGTTCGGGTTTTCAAACTGCAGATAGCGGTTGCGCTCCTCCACCACAGCGGCGTGCTGCGGATGGGATTTGTTCATCAGGGCCGCGCCCTTCACCGGGTCGCCTTCCAGGGCCGCGCGCGCGGCGTAGGCCTGGCTCGGCGTCAGGGCCTTCGACCCCACATCCGCCCGCTGGCCATCCGCCGTCGGGCCGCCCTCCGCCTGCTTGTCCAGCACCTTCTTGAGGAACCGGGCCAGTTCGGGCGAGGACCCCACCTTGCTGTCCAGATCCAGCTCCTGCCGCAGCTTCTCGCCGCCCAGGTCGGTGATCAGCTTGCCGATCTCCTTCAGCGTCGTGTCATAGGCCGCGCCCCATTCGGTGCGCAGTTCGGTTTCGGCCGTCTTGGTCAGCGCCGCATCTTCCGCCGCCTGCGCTTCCGCCGCCTTGGCCGTCTCGGCGCGATACCAGTTCGCCGCCGCCTGCAGGAAGGCCGGCGGGAACGGACCCGCCTCATGCATCGCCTTGGTGAATTCCGTCACCGTGGCCACGTCATCTTCGCTGGCGCCGGTCAGGTCCAGCTTGTAGCCGTCCGCCGCGTCGGGCGCGCCCAGGGCCTTGTAGATCGCCCCGTAGGCCTCCTTGTCGTCCGGCTTGGTCGGCAACCGCAGCAACTGATCCGCCGGCACGCCCAGCCGCTTCTCCGCCGCGATCCCGGCCTGAATGGCGTCCGCCATGGTCGCGTGCCGCAGCACCCCCGGCTGGCTTTTCAGATCGTCCGGCAGGCTCGCGTGCCAGGGGGCATCCTCGCCGCCGCCGCCGGCTGGCGCGGGCGTGGGGTTGGGTGCGGCTTCAGTCCCCGAGTTCGGGGTCGGGTTCGGCGTCTCCACCGGGTTGGGCGCTTCGCTCATGTTCAGGTCCTTCCAATCGACCAGTCATCACCATCGGGATCACGCTGGCCTGGTCGAAACCCGCGCGATTGATCACGTCCAGCGCCAGGTCATGGCCGCCCATGTGGAAGCCCAGCGACCACAGGTCCGGCGCCCCGCCGTATTTCATGCCGACACCCGCCAGCCCGGCGATATCCGCCAGCACCAGCCGCCCCAGCTCGTTGCCAAACGTGCGCAGATACGCCTCATCCAGCGCCGCCGGATCGCGAGCCCTGATCCGCGCAATCAGCGCCGGACCGTCAAACTCACTGGCGCTCATGCGGCCTTGCCCTGGCGCTGCTCTGCATCATACGCCCGCTTCCGCGCACGGCGCTCCGAACAACTTGCTTTGCAGGCCTGCGGTAGTACCGCCCCACAGCCGGGGCAGCTTTTCAGCACCGACTCCTCCTCAGATCCTCCCCCCGTTGGGGGAGGGGGACCGCGCGTAGCGGGGTGGAGGGGGTCAGCCGGAAGCTCAGGACCGCCAATTGCAACATAAGGCGTCTCATTGGCAGCTTCAGCCACCAACTCGCCGCTAATGGTTACCGCCCGCGCCGGATGCTCCCCGCACCAGTCGTGCGAATTCACCAGCGGCCAGACACTCGAAAATCCTATGCCGGCATAGGGGGGCAGCCGGCGGCACTGACCGCGCGAGGAGACCTCGCCGCCCTGCCCCAGCGCAGCCGCCCAATACGGGCACGTGCCGCAAAATCCCTGCGTCCCGATATCCATCACGCCGCCATCCTTCCGCCCTGCTGGATCTGGTCCGCCGTGGCCAGGTTCGCCGCGCCCTGCCCGGAGGCCTGCAACGCTTGCCCGGCCTGCTTCATCATTTCGGCGTTTTCCGCCATGGCGCGGGCCTGCTCGTCGCGGGCGCGCATCTCCGCCACCTGGGTGCGGCTGCGCATCGTCTCCGGCGGCAGCGCCAGCGCCTCACCGG